TTTATAGTTCCCATAGAATCTCTTTGCATATCTTTTGCTATTTGGCCAGAATCAAATCCTAATGCTTCAAAGGCTTCTTTTTTACTTTTACTTGCTGAATCTCCACTACTCATAGTGGAGTATAATTTTCTTAATGCAGTACTTGCAGTACTCGCATCTTTAACACCAAAATCAATAAGACTAGCTCCTAAAGCTGCGGTTTGAGATACTGTTACATTAGCCATTTTTCCTAGAGGACCCATAGCTGTTACAATATCACTTACTTGATCTGGTGTAACTTTAATATTATCACCCAATGTATTTATCTGATCTGCTAGTCCCATTACTTCTGTTTGAGTCATCTTTAAGGATGTTCTCCAGGTAGCTAAATTACTTCCTGCTTTCCCTGCATCGACACCAAAGGCTACTGCGACTTTAGAAGTATCAGCTGTAAATTTAGCTAATTCTTTTTGATCTATTCCTGCTTGTCCTGCAGCTGCAGCAATAGCATAAATTTCAGTATTCATTAGAGGAATATCTTTAGTTGTCTTTAATAATTCTTTCCTAAAATTTTGTATCTCTGTAGGATCAGTAATACTTAATTGTTTTTTTACATCTGCAAATGCAGCTTCATCATCTATAGCTAATTTAACTCCTACACCTATCATTGCAGCTGGTGCAATCATTCTTTTCATTCTTTTTTGTCCATTTTCTTTATAGTTTTTAAATCTATTTTGACTTCTTCTTATTTTTTCTTGAATTTTTAGATTTCTTTGCATCTTGTCTCCAAGTTCTTTTTCACCTTTAGAGAGCATCCAAACCCTTGATTTAGCTTTAGATAATTCCTTGCTATATTTTTCAGTAGATTCTTTTGATTTAATTAGATTTTTATTTAATTGTTTCTGCGTTTGTAATGCTTTTTTAAATTCAATAGTTGCCGCTTTACTAGCTTTCCCTGATCCATCAACTTGGACTCTTAATTTTTCTATCTTATCTGCCAATATTTTAGATTCTTTACTATTTTTTTGAAATTCAACACGACTTTTAATAAATTGATTTTCTAGTTTAGCACTTTCTTGTCTAGCTTTATCTAAGTTCTTACTTTTAGTTTTCATTTGCTTCATTTCAAAACCTAATTTCTCTAATTCTTTACTTGCTTTAGAGAAACTTTGCTTTACGGATGGATTAAGGGCTCCACCTATTTTAATAATAAAATCTCTATTCACCAGGTATCGCCTCCATCCATTTAACTAAATCTCTTAGTGTTAAATTACTAAAAAAATTTATTCCTGTTTTTGTAACTTGGCCCATTTTTATAATCATAGTTCTCAACTTTAAAAGCTTTTCACTGCTATTTAAATCTAGGCTAACAAGAAACCCTTAACCACTTCTACTAAGATATCAAAGTCAGAATGTTTTAATTCTAATATTGCTTCATATGGAAGATCTGCGGCAGCTGCTCCCACTGCTGCTTGATATGCTTGTCCAAACTTAATCTCTGAACTTGGACTGTAATATCTTCCTTGAGAGACTACTTCCGCTTCGCATAATTTTGCTCCATTCAATGAATTAAAATCCATCTTAACTTCAAAGATATCTACATCATTAAATTTAATAGGATGTTTTAAATTAATAGTGGTAACTCCTCCAATTACAGTTACATAATCTTTCTTCTTTTTATTTATTTCTATCTTTTGTTCTTTTTGTTGTCCTTCTGGATTTTTCTCTTTAAATTCCACTGTATTCTCCTCTGTTTAAAAATTTTAAAATTTGTTTGATTTTTTATATTTTTTGTGGTAATAATACTATTACATAAATCATATTTAGTAGTATTATTTAAAAAACTTTCGTTGACTTTACGGGAGTTTTTTATCTTTATAGAAAACCATCTTCATCTAAATAATTAACTCCATCTACTGCAAATATATTATTTAACTTGTCAACATGAAGATTTTCTATCTCATCTACAAATATTCTAATACTAATTACTTCAAATTCTGCTTCTGTATCCATGGCTTTAGCTGTTTCTGCTTTTCCTAAGTTCTTACTTTTTGGCATTACTTTAGCCATAATTCTTATTGTTCTTTCTTTAACTTTACCTATTGCACTTCCTGGATCAGCCATCTGAATTTTACCTCTAAAAGCTAATTGATGAATAATTGGTGCGATCAATGTTGTAAATTGCTTATTAACTGCTCTTTTTTTTATTTTCATAGTCATTGATTTTGTTAAGCCTGCAATAGGAACTTCTAATTCTCCTCCTATGCCTGATCCTGTTATTGTATCAGTCATAAATTGAATATTAGGTAGTTCTATATCTACGGTTCCTATTTCTTGTAATGCATTCATATATAAACTAAATCCCTTTAGGGATACTGGAAATCCATTCATTAGTTACCACCTCCAAATAGGTTTTTTAAATAATCAATATCATATTCTAAATCTGACATAATACATTCTGCTACTCCTACTGGTGTCATATATCTTTTAAAATTATACTTCCCAGCTATTAATTCAGTTACTGTATTATCTTGCCCATTAAATTCTATTCTCCCACCTAAGATAGCTCCGATGGTTACTAATCCGTTATAATAATCATTGTAACTATCTACTATTTTATCCATGAGTTTATTATTAGCAGGCTTATCCACATCTAACCAATAAGTTAATGTAAAGTTATTATTATCCCAAACAAACATCCTTTTAACTGAGATAGTATTATCTTTAATATCTGTATTTGATGGATAACATCCTGTTCTATTTCCCCATAACCTCCAACCATTATTAAAATTAATAGCAGTTGCTACACCATTATCATTTAAATAATTAGCCTGAGCTAAAGTAAGATCTACCTCTGTCTTATTTTTCAAACAAATTCCTGTAATATTTAATGGTTTATTTGATGGTGATTCATATGGAATATCTCCATTATCACTATCTACAGAATACATAGAAGCTGCTACTAAAGTAGATATATGGTAAATATCATCTCCAATAGATCCCATTGGCCAAAAATTATATTGATTCTCATGAATATAGCTGTTGTCGTTTTTCCAGGCTGTTACTTTGCTATAATTATCTATAGTTTCTGAATCTATATCTGTTAATGCTATTCCTCTAAACACTTCATTTATTTTTTTCATAGATGATACTAATGCGGTCATAACTTTACTCTCATGGGTCCATCCTGGAGCCAGTCCAATGTTTGGAACCCTATTAAATTTAGGGAAAACTTGTTCTATTAGAGCAAATCCTTCACTTTTAAGAGTAGTTCCATCGATTCCACCTATAATATCGTCACTATTAACTAAACCAGGATCTAGTTGGCTATATGTTGCTTTATAGTCTCCATCTTCTAATGCTTCATCTATAAATACTATTTCTGAATTTCCATCACTATTAAATGTAGTTATGTATTTTTCAGTTGATATTACTGCATCTCTACTATCTTTTAGAATAAATTTTTCTTGTAGTATTCCAGTTTGGTTTATTTCTCCTATTTTTTTTGTTATTGTTACAGTCGTATTGACTACATCTTTTTTATGAATTGTAGGATCTAATACATTTATAAAAACTACAGGTCCTACTTTAAATAATCTAAAGAAGACACTAATAGCCTCGCAAAGAGTATAATTTTCCCAATCATCTAAATATCCAAAAGCTTCTAATGCTTCTTTTTCTGAATAACAAAGAACTGGTGTATTAACCTTTGGATTTTTTGCCATATTAACTGGAGCAGTTCCTATTATTACAGCAGTATTACCACTTTTAATAATACTGGCTATGGAAGTTGTACTTTCGCTTGTTGAAATTCCATGATTTATCATTTCTTATATACCTCCTCCAATGCCCTATTAAAAATAATATTCATTCTCGTTCCTGGTTTATCAACTTCATTTATAGCCTTGACATAATCTTTTCCAGATATAAATAATGGAATTATAGATTTATACTTTTCTTTTAACTCTTCTACCTCTTTTGGTAGTGGTCCTCTGAAAATAGTTCCATTATCCAAGATTCCTCTTTTCACTCCAGGACCTATATAAAAAGTTGTAGCTCTTATTTCCGTTTTAAGGACTTTTACTTTTTCTACCTTTGTATCTAATCCTTCTAAAGGCTTAGAATCAATATTTTTCTTTTGTTT